GCACTTTTTTCCTCTTTTTCGCGCGTGGCCAATATCAGCCGGGTATATGATGACCGGCTGATCAAGCACGATTTTCTAAAGGAGGAAACGCCGTGAAAAGCCTGATTGTGGCAGCTGCCGCCATGGTCCTGGGCACCGCCCTGGGGTTTCTGATCTGCGGCGCCACCGTCCGGCACCTGCGCCAAAGGGTGCGGACCCTGCGGAGGCAGACAAAGACCGGACCGCCCAAAAAGATGGGCGTCATGGACAAGGTGCTGATTTTTGAGGCCGTGATCCTGATTGCCTACACCGTGGCGGATCTGGCGGTGTTCTGGCATACAGGGGCCGAGCCGTACACCCTGACGGGCTGCGTGTTCGGCGTGTGCGGCCTTGAAAACGGCGTAATGGGATGGATCAAGACCAACAAGGACAAGGCGGCGGAGGCCGCCAGAACGAGCGGGAACGGCCAAAAGGCCGACCAGGAAGAACCACCCACGGAGCGGGCGGAACCGTCCGATGTGGGGATTTAAGGAGGGTTTACCAATGACAGAGAACCAACTGCGGCAGAATGTGGCCAACATTATCAACGCATGGGTGGGCGCAACAAAGGGAAGCGCCAAGCACCTGGAGATCCTGGAGATCTACAACGGGCACGAGCCGCTGGCCCGCGGCTACAAAATGCAGGTGAAAGACGCCTATTGTGCGGCAACCGTCAGCGCGGCGTATATCAAGGCGGGGATCGCGGAGTACACCGGGACAGAGTGCGGCGTGGAAAAGTTCACCGTGGTGGCCAAGAACAAGGGAATTTGGGTTGAGAACGACGCACACACGCCAAAGATCGGGGACGCCTGCGTGTACGATTGGGACGATAGCGGAACCGGCGACAACACCGGATCCGGGGACCACATCGGGATTGTCACCCAGGCGGGAGCCTCCACTTTCGTGGTGACAGAGGGGAACATGTCCGGCGGAAAAGTGGGAAAGCGCACCATGGCGGTGAATGGAAAATACATCCGCGGCTTTATCTGCCCGGACTTTGCCGCCATTGCAAAGAAAATGGGCGGCGGATCCTCCGACACAACGGGAGGCGCCACGATCTACACGGTGAAGTCCGGGGACACCCTTTCCAAGATCGCCAATACATACGGCACGACGGTGGACACCCTGGTGGAGATCAACGCCATCCAAAACAAGAACCTGATCCGGGTGGGCCAGGTCCTTATGCTCCAGGACACGACCCAGGCGGCGGCCGACAAACTGGAGGCCCTGGGCGTGATCAACTCCCCGGACTACTGGGCGCAGGCGGCGGAGGCCGGGAAGGTCCAATACCTGGACATTCTCCTGAAAAAGGCCGCGCAGACCATCACAAAGGCCGGGGCGCGGGCGGATACACCCCAGGAGGGCGTGGCCGCGCTGGTGGCCGCCGGCGTGATCAATACGCCGGAATACTGGCTGGCCAACTATGACACATTCCCGAGCCTGGACCTGCTGCTGCAGGCACTGGGCGGGGCTGTGAAATAAACAGAGGAGGAAATAAACATGGAAACCATTATGCAGTACATTCCCCTGGCGGTGTCCGCCATCCTGCTGGCGGCCCTGATCCTGACCGTGATCACCAACATCATCACCCAGGTGCTGAAAAAAATCACATGGGACAAGATCCCCACCAACGTCCTGGCGGTGGTGGTGGCCATGGCCGTCACGCTTGTGTCATTCTTTGCGGCCTGCCAGATCATGGGCTGGGCTGTCACCTGGTACATGGTGGCCGGCGCGGTGGCCCTGGGCCTGTTCGTGTCCTATGCGGCCATGTTCGGGTTTGACAAACTGCGGGAGGCCCTGGAACAGATCACAAACTGGGGAAAGACGGATACAGAGTAAAGAAACCCCCGGAACCTACGAGGTGCCGGGGGTATTTTATACGGCGCGGCGGGACACGGTGGAGGCGTCCAACCGCATGGCCAGGTCAATGATCTTTTTCCTGGTGGCGCGGTCCGTTTCGGCGGCGGGGGCAAGGGTGGACCGGACGCCGGCAGGGACGATGGAGAGCGCCCAGGCCACCAGGGCCTTTTCCGCCTTTATCAGCGACGACCGGGCGGCCATTTCCGCGCCCTGCAGTTCGACGGCCTCCGGGTCTGCCTGGTATTCGGCCTCCAGGGCGTCAAAGGTGGCGTCGTTCTCCACCTGCCAGAGCCGGCGGGCGGGGAGGCCGCGCCGGTCCGTGGCGCCCCGGGCCTCCAGAAAAGCCCTTTCGTGGGCGGCGGCCCTTGCCTCCGCCATTTCGCTGGAACGCAGTGCCTGGGAATAGGCCCGCTGCTGTGCGTTGTATCTCATAATATCCTGCCTTTCTACCGGGGACGCCTGATCCGAAGATCAGGCGATTGCCTCCAGTTCCATATCTTCAATTTCGGCCCAGGTGAAACCCAGGCGGTGCATATCGTCCCCCACATCGGAGAGGACCACGCTGGCCTCTATGGTGAGATCCGCGTAACAGAGGGCGGCGAACATCTTATAGACTTCCACGGCCCGCTCCATGGTGAAAACCCGGATATTGCCAACCATGGCCCCGTACTTCCCGTTTTGCTTAATCAACATGATCTTTACCACCTTTCAAAATTCTGCGGAACAACCGCCGGAGCGGAACGAACACCGCAACAAATATCACAAGAGAAATTAGAAATTTCATCGCTTGCCCTCCTATTGACAAAGAACTGCGTTTCGTTTATATTTGGGGTGCGGAGGTTCGGGCCTCCGCACCCCTGGCCTTTACCAGTCCAGCAATTTGAGGATTGCCGCTGTTATCAGGCCGGAGATCGTGCCCGCCAGAATGTCGGCCAGGAAGTCAACCTTTCTGGAGGGCCGCGCCGTAGGCTTTCGCCTGCGGCGTTTTTTCTTGCCCATTTGAACCACCCCCTTTCCTCTTGAACTGATTAGATTATACATCTAACAGGAGATAAAAACAAGCGGCAGAATAAACAAATCTAACGTGAGATGTTTATATAAATCTAACAGTAGATAATAATGAAAAACCGTGGTATTATGAGGGTGAGGTGATAAGAATGGGCAGACCTAAAAAAGAGGGCGGAATGAGCGCCACGGACTACAAGCGGGCTTTCAACGAAAAAAACTATGATCGTCTTTCCCCGTATGTTAAGCGCGGGAAAAAAGACCGGTACAAAGCGGCCGCCGCCGCCGCTGGGTATAGCCTAAACGAGTTCATGGAATTGGCCATGGACCGCCTGGCGGACGAAATCCTGGGGAAAGAATAAGGGCACCACACGCGCCGGTGTAGGGGCCAAACCGCCCCGCCGGAATAATCATTTTTTCCGTATTCAGACTATTAGCACGGGTTTTCGATGGGAACCGTGTTAAAGTTAAGAAAAAATCAGATTATTCCAACAGCTGGAGGCGTGGCGGTGAAAAAATTTCTATTCCACGGGAAAAAGAATATCTGCGGGGACCGCATACGCATGGCCCGCCTGGAGAAACGGCTGTCACAAACGGACCTGGCCAACCTCCTCCAACTGCAGGGCGTCCCGGCCGAGCGGGATATAATCAGCAGGATGGAAATGGGGGATCGGCTGGTGACGGATTATGAAGTGGTGACAATAGCCGAGGTCCTGGACGTGCCCGTGTTATGGCTTTTAGGTAAAGAGAGGTAAAGACCGGCGTGGAGCATACCACGCCGGCCTTTTTTCGTTCAAAGGGGGATACCATGAATTACAAGGGCTATCATCACTTGAAATGGGAGGACCGCCTGAAAATCGAGGGGGCGCTGAAAACCGGCGGAAAACCGGCGGAGATCGCCAAAATGCTGGGCGTGTGCGTTAAGACCATATACAACGAGATCAAGCGGGGCCTGTGCCTCCAGCAGAAAGAGGGGTACATATTCCGGGAGGAATACTGCGCGGAGGTGGCGGAACGGAAGTACCAGGAGCATTTGAGGGCCAAGGGGCCGGAAATAAAACTGGGCCGGGATCATGCTTTTGCCAACTTCGTGGAGCGGAAGATCATAGAGGACCACTACTCCCCCGGCGCGGTGCTGGCCTACATCGAGGAGGCCGGCCTGGAGTTTGAAACACACATCTGCGAAACCACCCTTTATTCCTACATCTACCGGGGGGACGTGTTCCTGGAACTGACGGAGGAACACCTGCTATATAAAGGGGAACGGCGGCGGGACTATGAACGGCGGGAGCGGGCAAACGAGGCACCGGGGGACACCATCGAGGACAGGCCGCCGGAGGTGCGGGCGCGGAATACGTTTGGCCACTGGGAAATGGACAGCATTATGGGGCCGGTGGGGTCCAAGGCGGCCCTGCTGGTGCTGACCGAGCGGCTGACGCGGTGGGGGCTGGTGATCCGGGTCCCGGACCATACGGCGGAAAGTGTGGTCCGGGCGCTGAACCGGGTGGAGCGGAGAATGGGAAAGAGGTTCCGGGAAGTGTTCCGCACCATCACCGTGGACAACGGCAGCGAGTTCATGGACTGCAACGGCCTCCAGCAATCATACAGGCTGAAAGGTCCACGGACGAAAATATATTACTGCCACCCGTATTCCCCGCAAGAGCGCGGGAGCAACGAGAACATGAACCGGATCCTGCGGCGGTGGTTCCCAAAGGGAACGAACTTCGACCAGGTGACGGAGGCGGAGGTGGCCCAGGCGGCGGAGTGGATGAACAACTACCCGCGCCGGATCCTGGGGTGGAGATCCGCCGGGGCCGTGTTCGAGGAGTACGTGGCCGCCTGAAAATCTGAACAGCGGGAGCGGGACGGCCGGGGCCAGGTTTTGGCCGCCGGTGGTTTTTCACGCCCTGGAGGCGGTGAAAGAGGGCGAAAAAGGCCGCTCCACCGTAGTGGAGCGGACCCAGTATATCACACGTCAAAAATTTTTCTGGATTTTTTGTAATTTATCCTTGACTTTTTCAAAGACGTTTTCATATATCCCGTTATATGACTAAGGAACACTTATGGGTATATGCAGGCGCTCCACCACTAGCTATTCAGAGCCGGGAGCCCAAAGGGAGAAACCAGGAACGCCAGCACAAACATGGCGATGTAGCCCGTGGTCTGCCCGGACAACAAGCAGAGGATTGCCAGCAGGGACACCACACACGCCACAACCCACACAGCGCCCGCCACGCAGGACAGGAACGAGAGCACCGCCACGGCGAGGATCAGGGCCAGAATAAAGGGAGCCGCGATAATTTTTAAGATCGTCCGCAT